TCTGGCGTCTTCCGATCTTTACCTGTAATGCCAAGTCCAAATTACGAAGTCCTAACCGTTTTCGGATTCCTACCCCCTACTACTCAACGCATTATTTCAGCGACGTATTTTCTTGCACAAGAGATCCCTTTGATATCTCGCAGTCTACTAGCAGTGATTTACCTACGTCTTCAGTGAAGTTCGGTATACCTACATCCTCAGTGAGGTTCGGTTTATTTTATATGCTGGCATTTCTGCTGTTGTGTTTGTCCATGTGTGTAGTAGAATTTAGTGTAAAGTGGATTGGTGGTGTGTCTGCCCCGGAAAGTGTTCAATGCATTCCTGCGCACTACTAAGTATGCAAAGGCATACCTTGTCGATGAATTACTAGTCTTAAGAAGTCGAAATATAGTCTTACTGAACCTTGTACAGGCGGTCAGCAGGGGTAGATAGGGACTTAATAAAACATCATGGCAATTATCTAAGTAGTACGTTAGTCGGTGCTATAAAGAGGGCCGGTACAACGTTTGGGTTTCTGAGAAGCGCACGCTAGAGCGCCCGACCGATTCTACTAAATAAATTACACGCGATTAAAGTTTTGACCGTTAAATTTCCAAGCAGTGATGTAATTACGTCCTCAGTGAGGTTCATTTTATATGCTTTTCCTTTTAACGACTTCAAGCGATCCGCTTTTTCCAGGCGTTTTGTGCGTATTTATAAAGATCATAGATGATCCCTGTTAAGGGTACCGGTGGGAACGACTAGCTTCCTGCCAACAACTGCGCTCAGCCTACTCGCCAACATGACTTTCCTGTCTAGTGTGGTTGTAATCTTGTTGTTTGATATCAAGAAGTGTGGAGGTGGTTTTTGTATTTGTGTTTTGACATACAGGTAAAATTTTGAATTTTTGCTTTGTTAGTTTTGCTGTCTAGAATGGTCTGTCTAGAATCTCAAAAGAGACGTATGTATACAGCTTTAACATACTCAGGCGGGGGAGGGATTATAGTATCGTGTTAGTTTGTTGTGTGTATGTGTGTTGATTAACCCTGTGTTCGATACTATATTTATTCAAAATGTTTATGGAGTGTGTCTTGTGGTATTATGTGATGTGAAATATAAACATTTTCCCTATGGTTTACTTAAGTTGTGATATAAAATTTGTACTTGGTTAGCAAGTTTTGTAAAGTAGAACCATAAAATATACATCATTATTAGGCAAAAGCCATAATAAAGTGCTGTAAATATGTAATATAAAAATGTAGCAATTTTGTAAGAGCACGAGATGGTATTAACTGCATAATTGTACATCAACCTCAACTTATTATCGGTAGCGACCCGTAGGGAGAATGGAGTAGCCTCCGTTAGTTGATCGTGGGAGTAGGGGGATGTAATGCAGAGGGGTCTTTTGTGCTTTTTGGTCATACATAGCATCGATTTTAGCATAAGTAGGAATAAGATAAGCCCAAGTAACCAAAGTGAATAGGACCAGAAGCGTGACGCTTGCTGCCAGGAGGTCGCGAAACCAGTAATGGGGATCCAGATACTTGCTTGAAGTGATAGAACATTTTTGATCTTTGTCAATTACGTCCACCACGCTAGTATAGTTTTGTTGGTGTGGGCAGTAACAGCTTTGTACGCCACTTACACTCTTACAATAGGAATAACCCATAGAGGTACAATGCTGTGAGGCATTGGATTCACAAAGTTTGGTTGTAGCTTGTGGGGCGGGGGCTTCATCTGCATTGCTAAATGCTAGCAGAGAAATGCTAAGGATGTAGAAAATTGCTGATTTCATGTTAGGATGGGGTTATATTTCGGTAGTAGTAGTATGATCATATTATTCTGAATAGACGTAGGAAGAACAGAATGAGGATTCCAATGATTATGTAGAAGAAAACAGGTGTCTCTGCATTTTCGGCACGCATATTTCCAATGATTCGGAGAATGCGGTTGTTTTCTACTGAGAGTTGTGTAATTTGTTCATTGAAATTTTTACGCAGTGTTTCATATTGTTGACTTAGTATGTTGTCAGCGGTATTGTCAATAGTGATGTTTGATTGTGCATTTAGTGTGATTATAGGTTTGATTTCCTTGAGGTAATATTCTTCAAGTTTAGAAATTTGAGTGGGTAGGGTAAATGTGTCTGGATTGTTATTGTCAGTGAATTCATGGATGAATACATTTTGTGAGTACAAGTCACTACATGATATAAAATCTTTGGTATTCACCTTCAGGCCTTTTTCTGTTTCTAGTGTAGAGTTACATGTAAGCAACAATACAGATCCAGTATAGGCTGTATGCTTTTGATTATCGAGGTTGTATGTTGTGTTATGCACAAAATAAATTGTGTATGGTGGGATAAAAAGTGCATCTGTAGGATTAGCCGTGGGTTTTGTATAGAGATTTGTTACATTATGTAGTGTGTTTATGTATGAATTGCTGCAATACCAGTAGTTCTCCCCTTCTTTGCAAAAGCCAGATATGGGAGTTTGATAACAATAACGTTCATTGCACAATGCAGTGCCTTGATATGTATTGTAGATGACATCATTTTCATTAATTCCAATGGGTAGTGGGGACAGTTGTGAATAGTAGTATTTCATTTCATTGTCAGATTTCTCGTTAATTTTAGCTACAGGGATGTATATATCAAACTCAAGGTCATAAAAATTTATGCCGATGACTTTGTTATATTTTACTGCACTATATGTATATGGAACAAAATCTCCATGTGTGGGGATAGTGTAACCATATTCATTAAGGCGTTGTTTCAATTGCTGATCTATCTGTCGGTGGTGGTTTGTAGGGAAATGATAATGCTGCTGTATGGAATTAAGTGTTTCTATGTAAGCAAATCTATAATCTATAATTGTTTGATAAATGCGAAATAGCGAATTACTATAAGATATAATTATGGAGTTGATACCGATACGATCGGCTTCAGCTTGGGTTGAATTTTTAATCGAAATGATTAGTGTGTTTATATCAGATATGAAATTTGCTTGGTGTTTATTGATATCGCTGACGAGGTTTTGAAGTTGATTGTAGTGCAAATTTGTACGTTCATTTACGATTGTTAGCTGTTGTTGGAGTTTATCTAGAAGATCGGTGTTAGCATGTGAGAAATTTTGAATGGAAGTAAGACTTTGTTTCAGAGAAGATACATCAATGTTAGTTGTGCATTCACCTCCTACTATCTTTGCTACTGCTGAAACTATTGGCCAGCCACATACGTAGGATGAATCCCATCGTTTTGTGCGTTTATTTAGTTCTGAGTCAGTGAGGAAATTTACTTCATTACAAAAGTGGTAAGAATTATCATTATACATGTTAACTTTTAGATCATAGCCATATTTTGTGCACCATTCTTTAGAAGAATTGTATACAAGGGGTGTATAATTTGGCAATAGTATTGCGGCTTGGGCTAGGTCTGGTGGACAGATAAAACTCCATACATGTTCGCGGGTGTAAAAATGTAGATCTTCATTATGTGTAAGCCAATAATTGGCTAGTGGGTGATAAGCAGAATCAACATCTTCTAGTATATCTTGAAAGTCTTGTCCTATTGTGCGGGTATTATCTTGCTGTGTTTGAATAGGGCATGCTCGATCGGATGTTAGAAAATCCAATACAGGATGTGCTACGGGTTTAATACCTAGGTATTTGAAAAGCACAAGATAAGCATTGACTAATGGTTGATATGGGGTTCGAAATGAAGTTAAAAGTTGATTAAATGAAATTTTATAATTACTGGCGCTTTGTGATAACTCAGTGCCAAAATTATATTTCAAGGTGGTCTTCAAAAAGTCGTCCACTAGTACTAGTGGTTTATTATATGAAACAATGTGATGTGTGTTCAGATCAAGTCGAGTTAAACAATTAATTGTACTAAGCGTCGATAACAAGTAGAGGCTGAGAGTTATTTTCAAAAGCGAATTTTGTGCGGACAAGGATCTTATCGAACGCATTTGCAAGATTTTCGAGGTAGTCCTGTTTCTCTTTTTCAGAGAGATCTTGAGGACGTAGAACTGCATTGCGATCCATATTTGAATCCTGGACAAACACTCCAACACCAAAGGTATGGATGTAATGGTCGGAATCTTCAAATTGACTACGGTAATAAGCCTGATCAACTCGAGAAGCCATTTTGGGCTTGAAAAGGAATTGGACGGTTGATCCAGTTTTCTCATTTCTACGCCATCCCATGTGGTTGCGTGCATCGAATTCGCGTCCGATTTTATAACGCTTTCCATTGGTGTCAGTGTAGTTTGGTCCAACAGCAATTGGCTTTTTGGGTTTTCCTGCTGGTGCTTTTGGTTGTGAGCCAGCATTTGTGGCTTTCCTCTGATTGTTTTTACGTGGTGCAGCATTTTGATTTTGGGCACGAAGTGGTGCTTTTTGTTGGTTTTGCTGATTTTTGGATTGACGCTGTGGTTTAGGGGTATTATTTTGTTGAACTTGATTTTGATTTTGTCTCTGTTGCTTCGGCTTCGTGGTGCTTGTTGAAGCGGTGTTATTTGAGGCGTTAGCAGACATCTTGATGTGATCATAAAGTGTTAAGAAATCTTAATAGTGGTTATTTGGGAGAGTATCCGAATGTTCCGATCCGATGACGTTGTATAGGTGTGATGATGTTTTGTGTCATGGAGTACCAATGCTTTCGTAACTCATTCCGCAGCTCATGGGGCATCCAGCCTTGTACAGTCGGCTTACGTTTGTTTGCGAAGACAACCCATAATTCTGATGAACGAGTCACAGCATTCAAATTACACACACGCATGTATGTAAATTGTTCTGAGAGTTTTTGTAGGAGTTCAAGTGCTTGCTCTGTGGCTCCGCGGCTTGTTATTTTGAAAATTAGTGTTCCTGTCTCTAGAAGATACTTGTTGGTATATTCGCATAACTCAGTTATCCATTCAACTTTGTTGTTATGGATGTCGGAAATGATTATTTCCGTGGGGTAACCAATATTAAGCATTTCTTTTAGTGTTTTCTTAAAATTTGTTGTGTTTTCTTGTTTCAGACGAGGGTCAATATTGATGATGTGGTTTTGTTTGAGGTGTTTCTTGAATTCATTAGCAAGTGCGGTCTGACCATAATGTCCAGCTGCTCCGGGGTGTATTATTGGCATGTTGGGCTTAAGTTTGGTCTTTGTGGTGAATAGCATGCTATCTTGTAGCATACTGAGGATTCCTAGAGCTTTCATTTGCATGTGGCCGACACTTTGTGGTGTTCGTATTTCATAACCGGGGATTTGAAGTGTGGTATGATCCCAAGTTGGTGGTGCTCGTTTAAGATTGCTTTGGTTGTGGATTGTTGTCGGTGTAACTTTTACGAAGCTATATCCGTAATGTGTAGCCTGGCTGATCTTGCTTATGATGTCTATCTGACCTATATGGTTTGTGCATACAAAACTTTTAAAGTTTTGTGCACATGCGTCTGTTGAAGAATGTATTATACAATCGGGTATTGAAGTGGTGTCTTTTATAACAAAGTTCTCTGTTTCTCTTGTTTCAGAACAAGTTGAATCATAGAATTCTGTTTTAAAAACGTCGGTCCCTTGTACGGGATTAAAACAATGTATATATTTGGCTAGTCTGCTATTCAGATATAGACTAAGGCCAGTGGTTCCGAGATTGTAATAGTGATCATTATTGATGTCGCTAAATATGTATGATGGCTTTTTAAAGCTATCAGTTTTATACCAGTGACTATCGAAATATATGTGTTCTTCAGAATTGCATGTGTGTGTATTCATGTTGTTTTGGGGATCTTTCCCTTGTAGTATGTCAATATTGTGAAGAGCATGTGTTAATTTATCCTTACCGCAACCCATATTGCAGTGTGTCTTAGTGGTTGCACTATACTTTTTATACCAATATTCTTGTAGTTCGCGTCTTAGTTTACACATTTCTGGATTGAAATTGCGTAAGCGGTAGTCCATAGATATGAATGCAGCCACATTAGCTTTTTCTTCATAGACTATTTCTTCAAATTTTGTGCGTACTATAGAATGGAAAAGGCATTGTGTCATTAGTGCATCATCAAGTGGGTCATGTGGGGTTATTGGAGCATGTCTGGTATTGCAGTAAAAAGCATGACAGTCTTTTAAACTGTTAGATGTAAGGTTCTGTAGTCCTATAGTAAGCTTATGGTTGCCATTGTGTATTACATTCATAGTGGTCTCATTTGTTTTTACATTCTTCTCAACCTTTAAATCGATGATTTCTAGGTTTACAAAATGAGTTATATTGATTTGTTCTTTTAAGGTTTGTGCATGATGTGAACAAAGAAAGTAAGTATGGCAGCCTTGTGGGGAAGCATATATAGGTGGTGATTTACATTTAATAGTTACATTACACATTTGTGAAATGGGTGGATATAGTGTATTAGCTTTTAAGAAACAGTGGTCACTAGCACCAGCCCAAGTAACGATAACAGGTTTTACGTGGGTATTATCGATACAATAATTAAGCATGTGTCTTAACTCTACAGTGGTGTTATTCTTTATTCCAACTTTTACTGAGAAGGATAAGTGACGAAACTGTGAAGGGTCTTTATGTTTCAACCAATTACAGGAATATGTAGAAGTTAAGGGATTGTCATTGTCAACAAAATTGTACTGTATGGGTGTAAGTATATTAAACTTATTCTTTACATAGCGCATTGGTATGCCTGCTATACGACGTTTATTATTTTCATGTGTGAATCCATATGATAGCATTACTGGTTCTTGGCGGTTTTCTAATGGGTTTAGAAACTCAGAGTCGAAAAATATATAATCTGACATCACAATGTTGATTGGAAATGTGGTTTGTAATTTATGTGTGTCACCGGCTAAATTTCGTATATTAATAAAAGTGGCTTTGTTTCTAAGTGTTGTAGGGCTATCGAGAAGTAATATTTTTGAACTACCTTCATTATAGATTTTATAGTACTCGAATTGTTCAGTCTCTAGAAGTTTGTTATATGTATCCTTGTATTGGAAGTGGGGACTTTTATCTATAGGTGGAACTGTTATGAATAACACAGATTTTGCTCGGGAAATTGCTACATTGAAACGATTAGGATTCAATGTGAAGTTGTTAATTTGAGATAGGCATAAAATGACTATGTCGAATTCATCTCCTTGTGCAGAATCTATTGTGCTAAGCTTAACATATTCGGGTAATATTTTCTGTTGTTGTAGCGCTTGAAAATTTTGAAGCTGTGATTTATAGCTACAAATAATGGCGGTAGTTGGTTGGAATTCATATGAAGCATGTAATGAAATTGTTTGTGTTATTAACACAAGTATGTCAAGGACTTTGTCTGTTTCATCTTGATTAAGTACGACACCAAGATTTTTATAATGCGGGTCTAAAATCTTTACAGTGCTAATTGGTTTAAGTGGGCGTATTATTCTATCTTCTGCCAATGTCTTACATTCCATATCTTTATCAGCATAATACTGATCTTTAAAATATTTGAATATAAGAGGGTGGCATCGGAAGTGGTATTTAAGCACATGTACTTCTTTTGGATAAATTTCGGTATAATAATTAATCAAAGTATGAAAACAGGGTTTTAATGTTTTCCTAGTCTCATCCACACCGCTCAATTGTCTGGGATCACCAGAGAAGAGAACTCGTGTTGATGGTTTTAGGTGTGAAAGTCCAGTGAGTAGATAATTGTCCGATGTTAAGCTGAACTCATCAAGAATTACTAAGTCCACATCTTTAACGTGTTGCACAGTAGAGAAGCTTTGTATAGTGGTAACGCAAATGCGATCTTTGTCTAACATGCTAGCACGATAAGTTATGTACGGATTTGGCTTGAGTTCTTCTTTCATGCCATCTGTCACGATTCTTGTGAGTCCAGGATTCTGTATGTTTCTTTTTCTCATTATGCTGGCTATTTTATGTAGCAAGGCATTGGCAGATTGGTGTGATGGTGTATAAATCAAAATCTTAAAGCCTTTTTCGTGAAGATGATTGACTAAGATTGATAGTGTGTGTGATTTACCAGTGCCAGGGCCTCCAAACATAATTTTGAAACGCTTTACATTCAATTCATTCAATAGAATATTTATATTTTCAGCTACAGTAGGTTGTGCTGGGATTCTAAAAGTTGGTATAAATTCTATGAATGGACGTGCGGCTATGGGCAATTGTTGATTCCATGACATGAGTAAACGTGTAAATTCAGGCACATGTTGTGTTGTATTGCGAAGAATTGCACTAAGTGTGTTTAGACGTCGTTGTCTGATATAAGTACAAGATGTTGGGATTTGAACGTCAGTTTGCCATATATGAGTGGTCTTGTTGCTTAAACGAAAGTATGTTGGTGTAAAATTTACCTCGCGGTTTCCTAATAAATAGGAATATGTTGAATGTTGATCCAGTTTTGTAACTTGAGGTACCTCAATATAGCATGTACCAATTTCAAGAGAATTGGTAGGGGTAATGGGTATATCAACCACACTGGCATCTATTACTTTGCTTTCTATTTTCGTTAGTTGCATAATTAGTTGGTGATATGGTCTGACAATTCCGTATGAACTTAGCTGTAAACGCACACGAATGCGATTCGCTAATTGATTTTGTGGTAGTGTGTAATCTTGGTAAAGATACTGCTGAATCAAGCTCATAAAGTTATTATATGTTACTGGATAATCGGGGTGTATTGCTGTATAATTCTCGTAACATCGTTCATAAAATGGTACGGGTCTGGAGTCTGTTATACAAAGATAAAGGTTTGGGGGTAATTTTTCGTTAACATTGTTATTTAATAACTTTACAGATTGTGTAGGCTTATGTACCAAACAATAATACATATCTTTTCCTGCTGTGTATAAATTATTGATATCTGTAACGTAACAATGACGGCATTTTACTGTTTTGCAATTTAAATAGAGGCTATTATGGCCAGAATATTGCAGATGCTGTTCGATATGTGAACCATGTGTTGAATCCTTACTATTGCAAAATACTCTCTCACATAATGCACATGTGATATGAGCATTTTCTCCACAGACATAGCAATTGTAAGTAACGTAAGTACCTTTATTATGCAATATGTTTTTATTCACCAGTTTAGCTTGTTCGTATTGTTCTAGAATTTGACGCTTAAAGATTGATAATTTTGGATAGCGGTGTTTATACTTGTGAAGATATTCGATGTAGGCATCTGATAAATCAAAGCCCCATAAGTGGTCAAAATTTTCGAACATATCACAATTCTTTAGGTCTAATTCTACATCCTGTAAATCAGGGATTTTGATACAATCAAGGAATTGATCCTCTGTGGTTTCCAGACGTTCGTCTATATATTTGCGGATTGCATCAAGTAGCTTTATATAATTTTGCGTGGGTTGTTCTGCATATTTGAAATAATAAATATATAAGTAAGCATACAGTGACAGTAGACGTGTGATGTTAATTTGTGGGTCTAAGGTATTCTTATTGTCACTTAGGAGCATAGCACTATATATCCGACCAAATTCAGGCAATGGGTATGACATGTCGCCAAAATCAAAAGTATCCTGTGATAGAAATTCTCTAGCTTTGCGTTGTATAGGATCCATGTGATATTTATGTTTGTTATTTGCTATGAGATACTTAGAAATCATGTGACTTTCTGCCATAAAATCATCATAGCGGATTAGGCGTGTGTCTATTACAATGAGTCCATCGTCGCTTAGGTATGCACCTTTTGCAACACGAGTACGTATCGAGGTAAGTATATCAGTTGATCTTAATTGTGGGTCTTCTAGATAGTCTGAAGGTATAACGGTAAGAGCAATTTTACATAATTGACTGCGAAGTGGAGCCTCTATGTCGACATTTTCTGGCACGGATTGAATTAATTGAACAATCAAAGCGTACATGTCGATCAATAGATGTAGAAACGAATTTCCATCTGCAGTACGGCTATTACCTGATGTTACTCCTCCAGGTTTCTGATATAATTTGTTGCCAAAGACGAGGTAATCATATAGAATTTGTGTGGTTTCTGACATATACTCATGCCATGTTTCGGATGGTGTAGCATTGTTATGTTGATATTGTTGAAGTTGGTCTATCATGTTGAAGAATATGTTAGTGGTTGTAAGCTGTAACATGTTAGATATACGGCGATCCCATTTTGGATAATCTTTGCCTCCCAATAATACATGGGGTGCAGTTTCTGGATTTTCTGCTGGGGAATCTTTATAAAGATTTTTGTAAAGTTTATCCCAACCGCCATATTGTGCTATTAGTCCAATTAAAATTGGGCCACCTGTGTTTGCTGTATATTTGATCTTATCCAGAAACCAGCGAAACAAGGAGCGTCCTGCTTCTGACTTATTTATATTTATTGCGAGAATTGTACGATCGCGATGTTTTGTTGAAATTGCCACCTTGTTTATTACCAAGGTTAGAGCCTGATCTGCTGAATGTCGTTTATGATACACAAGTGCATCCCGATGTTCACCATAAAGTTCACGCATGAATTCTGAATCTCCATATTTCCGATAGGGTGTTCCCGAAGATTTATGTTTATTCCGTATTGGTACATCCGATGGTCGCATTGGGCAGTTTTTATTACCATCTGAAGCTAAAACAGTTTCAGTTAGTAGTTGGTGTAAGAGTTCAGTAGCCATGAGGTATACTGTTGGCGAAACTGCTGCTGCTGTGTTTTGATTAAACATCTCAAGATCTTCCTGTATAGAGGCTTCCGAAGGAGTCTTAATATAGTATGCACTTGAAAATGTTTTATCAGGGTCGTGAATAATAGGGTTGGGATTCAGTGGTGGTATAAGCGCGGTTAATCCAGATTTATCCAAATAGGATTTCAATTCTAAATCAATTAGGTGGTCCGGCTTTGTTTTCATGGTATATGCGTAATCGTTTTCTGGTGTGAAAGTTCCATGTTCTAGCAGGGCTGTATCAAATTCAACGAGTGGATTAATTTTTCGAGGTGATTTATAATCTTCCAACTGTGCTTTTGCATGAGTACAAGAGCCTATGTCGTAAACGGATTTTATGTCTGGGGGTATCATATCTTGACAAATTTCACAATCATGAAGATTAGTGGCGTCTAAAGTTCCAACTACGGGAAAGGAAACTTGTTTAGTTCTTTCGTAGTTGATGGAGTCAAAATGTGATAAGTTTACGTTGGCATCATACATTGAAGCTAACCATATATTAAGGTTTACTTTTAGCATATGTTGGTAAGATTCAATTTCGAAGGGATGATCTACAATATAGAGTTCTTGAATTGTTGCTTCTGGTGGTAGATTGCAAAGAATGTCTTGTATGTTGTATAATTCTCGGTGGTTAATTTTGCAATATGTGAGTCCATCAAACTTTTTGATATTCTCGTGGTTCAATTCAACATAATCTTGGAATGGACGTGTTGGTTTTATTATTATTGCAACATTGTCTATTCCAGGAATTTCTATTTTGGGGCTCTTTATTGTGTCGTAAATTTTCCATAGTGGTTCAGGTTTTACAGCATAGTGATCTAATTTCATATATTCAGCGAAGTGTTGTATTGTTGGGCGATATAGAACTGTGTCTTCAAATTTTGAATCCAAAGTTAGTGTTCGAATGTTTTCAATGACTTCTTCATATCTTTGTATGAGGTCATCGTGGTTTTCTATAGCGCGGTCATAGATTGGTTGTGAAATAAAGTACATACCAGTGTGTTCATAAATTGAATACAGGGTGTGGTAATATGGTTGCATCTTACGCAGTTGTTCTTTAATTTCGATATCATGTTCTTCCTCAATTTCAACATAGTCTTCATAATCAAGGATGCCATTCAAATCTACGTTATCAGAGGTCAATACAAAATTGTAATATCGCAATATTGTGGTAGTAGTGCTGAATACTTGTTTGTTGAGTTTATGTAACAACAGTCCCAATTCGGCAAGGAAACGTCGGCATAATAAACAACAGGTGTGCTGTGGTGCTGAGGTATGTTTTTCAATTTGCAGAACTAATTCTTTTGGTATTTGATGATAGGTTATTTGTGGTAAAGTATCATATAATGGTTTCCAATTTTCAGATTTTACAACTCCATACAAATCAGCCAAGCTTAAAGCTGTAAGATCATGTCTGAGTAAGTAATTTGTTGTAGGGTGCTCTTTAAGAGTATGTTTCGTTAAGAAGAGTTCTGAATTTAGATTATATAACCTTTCATAAATACGGTATTCCTTTTCAATGAGGGGTTTAATTTTGACGTTGATGACTTTTCCATTGGGTATATATGTGACAGATGTTTTATTGCAGGATATATCAATGGTATAGCGATCTTTTGTGGAGAGTTGATGATAACGGGCCACATTACTATTCCTGCTCAATGAACGTGGCCATGTTGAAAATCCATAGGCGTTGTTATCAAGCTCTGTATATGTTTGCTAATTTTCACTATATTGTCACCAGTAATCTTCTCACGCCATACTTGCTCATAATTAATGTACATAGTGGCATGATTAGTTAGGGTAGGGGATTCATATGTAATGTGGCAGACATGTATTGGTAAATTCAAAACCTCTAATTCATGAACAAGTTCATGATAAATATGTTCGTAATTGGGTTTGATTTTTAATAACAATAGATATCTGTGTTTTTCCCTAAGCTCTGAGAGCATTACGCCATTAAGAGGTGCGGTATATTTTTGTTGTACAATAGGTGTTATTGTTGGTTCCTCTTCGATTATAGCCTCATTGTGAATACTAGTGCGTTCCTGAAGTTTTATTTGTAACTGGTTTATCATAGAATAAAGCAGATCCAAATCTGTGGGACATACATCAGAGATGTAGTAATAACCTTCAGGATCATATGTGCGTACTTTTAGATTTGAGATTAGGCGGTAGCGGTTTGGTGGCGGTATAATTGGATTGGTGCGTCTCATTAACCAAATGCGTCCGTTGTATACTGCGTTGATGTCACCATTTTCTTGATCAACGTAGGAATAAACTAGTGAGTCTGCCTTGACATTTACGGGTGTAAGAAAAGCTTGATTTTGTATTATTTGGTTATCATTGGGGTGGTAACACTCAATGTTGCAGTTAGCTTCTCTTATAGATAAACATTGTGTACAAGGCAAACAGTGGGAACAGCTACGGTAACGATTGATGAAATTTGCAAGTGTTGGATATCTTTTTGTTTCAGCGCTATAAATAGCTCCGCAACGAGGGTGTTTATTTTGTTGGTAATATCTTTTACACTTTTCACATTCATTTACGTGGGCATACCAGTCATCCTTAATCTCCATGGTGCAATTAAAATAACCATGATTATGTTGTTTTGTGCAAACGAATTCTTTAGCCCCGCACATAGAGGGAACTTTTTGGTATCCGTTTCCAGTCCATAGTACTGTCGAGAGAGTGGTGAAATTAGTTGTAATTGCTTGATTATTCATTCTTGTACTGAGATACTGATGTTCAGCTTCAGTGGGGTCTAATTCCAAGTTTGTATCTATCAATGCTTTGATTATTTTCAAAGATTCATTTTTAAGATCGGTGTCAAGCATAAAGCGATTTGCAAAACAGGCGTGTACCATATGAAGAATAGCACTTGCAATACTTTGATTTTGCCGTTGCATTTTTCTTATACGGTTATTTTGTTCCATGATTACTCTGGATTCTTTCTTACGCTCAAGTTCGATGCGGCGGGCTTCTACATATTTTTGTTGGGCTTGGGCATTAATCTGACGATTAAATTGTGCAATAACACGCACCAAGTTATTCATTACAAAATTTTGATCTTTTGCATTGGATGTTAGAAAAGCCTGTGTTATGTGGTCTTTATGCTTATAAATTTCTGACAGTAATGCCACTAAATCTGTGTCACATTCAGTGTCAATGCGGATAGCTTTGATGTGTTGTACCAGCTTCTCAGTAGCCATTGTAAGTAGCTCCCGATCAAGTGTATCTGGTGTGGATCCAATCATAAGATAGCGAACAAGTTCAGCTATATTAGCATTATTGATAGTGGAGGGGTCAAATTTAGAGTTCATATTTTTCAGTTTATTAAGACTTACTTTCTGTGTATTCAAACGAAGTTGTAGTTTTTGAAGCTCTTCATTTTGTTCAATGATTTGAGTGGTGTGTTCTTTCTCATCATAATTGATTTCAAAACCATTGAGGTCAAAGTGTCCAGTCTCATTAATGTATGATAGGATTATTTTGATTTGTTCATCATAGCTTTCTGTTCTTTCGAATACAACGAATAGAACGGGATAAAGTTTGTAAATTTCGTCTATATATTGATTTAGACGTTTCTCAGCATCATATGTATCATCCCATTTTGCCATCAAGTCATCAATTTCATTGATTACTTGTGTGAGATTATTAAAAGCGGGATATGGTTTAATGCATTTGAGCAGAGTATTCAAATGTATACACAAATTCTTTTTGGTTCCGAGTTCCGTAGCTAGTTTCTTGGCAATTTTCAAATTTTGGTTTCTCAAAGCCAACGCTTTACTAGTGTAAATAGTCGCTACTGCCGTTGTTGTAATTTTAAGATATTCCATAATAGACTTACGGATTTTTAACGGCAAATATATGAGACCAAAATAGTGATCAATGTAAAGATGTGGCATAATGCAAAGAAAACTAATTAGGGCTGTTTTGTATTTCAAGTTGATCTTTAGAATCATGACAAGGATAATCATAAAGGCTGCTACGTAAAACATGGGGTGGGTTTGAGTGAACATGTAAATAAACACGTAAACTAAATCCAAGGTATTGTCGAGTATAGTAGACTTACTCTCGAATGGGTTAGGCACATAATTATAACTAATTTTGGACTTATTACGATACGTAGTGTTCTTGTCTGTTATTCCATACTTTATACATGATTCAAAACTGCGGGTACCATTAATCAAAGTAGTTGTGTATGTTTTGAAATTATTTACAAACGTTTTGTAATCGACATTGTAACCACAGCGTTTATAATCTTCCGCTGAAATTCTAAAATCTGACCACAAGCGATTATCATATGCAATTGGTGTATTAGTGGGATTTGTTAGAAACTGTAATGTTTCGAGTGTTGCACGGATACTTCTCAAGGGGTGTGTATAAATTACAGTTCTACTGCTGAAATCATAATTTTCTGGGTTCTGTAAATTTATTTTACTATCGAGTGTGATCATTATCTCGGAGGGATGTTGTGTTTTGTAACTAGTCCAAATATTTGGTTTACCAGTTGCGATATCTTGAAAAGAGACATCATCAGAACCTGCACAATGTAGGCCTAACAATTGTCCCTCCTGTGTAAACAACATTCCACCACAATCTCCAAAGACTGTCTTAATATCATGATGTCCTTCTTCAACAAAGCCCGTGTGCATACACAGAACTGGTTTTTGAAGTTCGACATCATATTTAGAAAGATATAGCGTTATAGGTCCAGTATATGTTAGTGGATTGGGGTGTACTACAATTTTGGGGACGCTATCTTTGTTGATTAGTGGTATGCGGATTAATGTACCGATAATTTCAGCGGAATCTATATCATATTTGGAACGCTCAAGATTTTTACATTTATCTAAACCAGCACCATTGTTGTAACAGAGTTCAAATTGCTTTTTAGTTTCACCAAAAAGATGTCTCTGTATATATATGTAGCCATTTACAATAGCTCCACGGAGACTCGAATCATATTTTCCAGTAGAGAATGTGATTAGAGGGTTAATGGTTACAGGCAAATTCAATGCGAGATGCGGTACTGAAGGATTACTTGCAGCACTGTGATTCTTGATTGTTGTGTTCGACTGGTTTTGAATTGTGCTCATAACCTCACTATCACGTGCAAACATAATGCTAGTACTAACACTAGGTATGTGTAGTGCATGTCGAGGGTTAAATGTAGGATTTGAAACAGTGTGTTGGTAACATGCCGCCAAATAAACACATTCACGTAGCTTATTGCTATCTACTTCTGTGATGTTTACATTCATAAGGCGTCGAATTTGTGCTTTTGCTGCTTCATCAGTTTTCTCTCTTGTGGTATTACGATAATTTACCCAATCTTGATGAGCCACTGCTAGTGGAACAGTGCTTTGTAAATAATTAGGTAATTGACGTTTATAGTTATAGTAAGAGAGATATGTGACTATGATGGCCGTTATCATACCATAGCCTGTAAATAGATGTGGAATCAAGATGTAATAACTGACATATACACACTCAAAAATAAGTGTAACATGAACTAACACATAACGATTAAAATCATTCCTCATAAACTTTCCAAATTGTATACAATAAGCGAAAACGTCTACGAATGTCACTATAAGTATACAAACTGTAAGTACGAGTTCACAACTAGTATTCGTAACTGAAATTTTTCCATAAATCCAAGAAATAAATCTAGATCCAGGGAAATTTGGTGTAATCATCCAGGGGGCTACAGTATTCAAAAACACATAAAATAGCTTACCGACCATTACATAGGAGTTATCACGAATGTTAACAGCTATAGCAACGACCATAGAACTAGCCATAATATAAAAGAGTAGGTGTATTCCAAAATCATTTATAGTATGGTCTAACGCCTGAAAGCCAGTTATGTAGGGGTAACATGTTAAAGGTTGTTCTGGAGTGAATGCTGGAGTTGGTATAATTTCAGATTTACAAAATTCTAGTTCCTTTTTACGTATAGTTAATGCATATTCCCCAGGGTTTGTATAGAGGTGGCGGAAATAATGGTAATTTTCTCCTTTGTATTGGAAACCAATAGCTGTTGAGAGTTCACCCATCGTGTACCTGGTGAATGGCATTTTTAGTTCATACATATGAAATTCATTAACATCTAATCCATATCTTAAATTGTAGACATAAATTTTATCCAAACTGTCTTTTACACAATCGAGGTAGAGTACCATGGTATCACTATGATATAGGAATTCACATATTTTACCCTCATCGAAAGCGCGTTTACTCTGATGATAAAAGTCTTGACGTTGTGGATGCTGATTGTTATAATTCTGGGTCATGTCCACTATGAAATTATTAAAGTTGCGGTACCTATAAAGTATCATGTTAAGGAGGGCGTTATAGGTGTCTAAGGTCAAATCGGTTATGATTGTACCAGTTTCTAATATGTAATCTTTAACAGTTTCATGTTTTTGGTTGAATTTCGCAGTAAAATAGCTTGTATAATGTTTCACTGTATTGTAAAACATATCCTTATAATGCACATATACATTTTCCGAGACTATTTTCCTTATTGGTGGTGTCTTGAAAGAATAATCTGTGGGTAAGTCCAATAAATTAAAAACCATATTACGTGCTAGGTTACGTGCTTTAGTTTGTGTTAATTTTGGACATCTTGCATACCATTCATAAATATGATGGCTACTGGTTCTTTCAATAGGTGTGGTTATGTAATGTACAAATAGAAAAATGGTATTGGTTGATTTCGTTTTCCCATAGTAATCTGTGAATGGATTATAGGCTTCCGCTTTTTCACACGGTATGCCATTAGCCCCATTTATTAGCACTACATTTGTAGTTGCTGTAAAATTGTGTAGAAACTTGTTCAACGAAGAGACGTCAGGGTAGTCAAAGAAAAATGAACGTGCCGTAACTGTATAGTTATTATTCTTGTTTATGCAATATTGCATGAATTCTGCAAGTTTCATAACATCCATAGTGGTATGGTTATGTTTTACAAGAGTAATACCAGTGGGTGTATTATGCATGTCTTTTATAGCCTTTTTGATCATATTAGTAGGCATGCCATCCATTTTATATTCTTTAAGGAATGTATACAAGGGATCACAGTCTTGTACTGTGGGAGTTGTAAGATGCTGTGGTGCGAATTCAAGCTGCATATCCTCGCAAAATTTGTGATTGATACCGCATTCTAAATGATTTCCAAACTTATTTACAACACGACGTGTAGCAAATAATGCAGGGTCATATAGACAAAAATCAGTTGCGGGTTCTTTAACATAGCAGGTATCAGCTTTGTATACTGTACGAGTCAGTGTATAATTGTTATATTGAAACAAATTATTACTAAAGTCATCCAGTAAACGAAGTTCATATTGTTGAAAATAGCGAGTATTCAAGTAGAATTCAGTGGGCGGCTCTACCAATGTGGGTTTTACAATTTCTTGTGGTTTTACACTTTCTTCTTCAATTTTACAATAACATTTATGTGTACATGCGGGATCGACTTTTACAGGGAGTCCAGATGGTGCATGTGGAATACGTCTAGATAGGCGCTCAGTGATCTTGATATTGATATCAGTGGTAGTATCATTGAGTCCAGTAAAAAGTATGCATTTGGGTAATTCGCACACAAAGGAATCTTGCTCCAATAATGTTTGAACTATTTTACCTTTGTAATCCATTGGTAGTGATTTTGCATCTTCTTCTAGGAACAGAACTTTCTCATAATCATAATCATATATATCCATCAGGATTTGTAAGTCCTGTAGGGTGCTGAATTTTGAATATATGATAGTGTCATAAGGCAGTACACCGCGAAAAGCCTCTAAAATGTAGTTGTCAAGAGGTTTTGGTTCAATTACAGGTAAGGCAATATGCGGATGCTCCATATTTAGACGAACTAAATCTGTATACTGGTCAGAATTCACAGTGAAACATGCTTGTTGTGTCACGTGATAATAGTGGTATTGTACGTATTCTGATGTCAGATTGCTAACGTATTTACATGGTATAAAATCATTTTCACGTTGGGGTAGATATTGTGTACAAATTGTTAGTCCAGGTTGAATTAGTCCAATAACACATAACATTGTCATGAATGTTGGGCCAAATGTTAAATAATGGCCTTTACGTTGTCTATTATTTGATTTTGCTAGTGTATTTTGCAATAATGTGGTTTGAGGCTTAAGCTGTGGATTAGATTTTTCAGTGGGTTTTTGTTGAGTTTCTTTTCCATTCTTTACATGGCCATTCTTGGTTCGTGGCGATGTTTCAGCAGCTGACTCCGCAGATTCTTTATTGTCCTTCTTTTTGGCTTTTAACAGCCAGTTAGTATGGTTATCCTTATGTTCAGCTTGGATAGCAAGTGTAAGGTCAATATTATTAGTGAAAACTGGTTCTTCCTCACATTTTAGCAAATTCATAGATGTTACATCTGGGACAGCGAGTGTAGTGTATACCATAAGATTTTCCATCACCATTGATAATGTAGCGATACTAGTGTCTAGTTGTTCTTGATTTTCATAAGCAATATAACCAAGGTGGGGGTTTTCAATAGTGTTGTTAATGTAAATAGTACCTAGGTTAGTTTCAATAGTGGTTAAGTTTACAAGTGTATGCTTAGGTGCTAGGGCATATTTACTGGGGATTTTTGTAATAGGGGTGCCAAATAAATCGAAGAAAGCCTTGGGGTTTTTATCAAATGCCTTAATGTTATGTACAGTATAAGCTTTGATACAACGTGTCTGGTTATTGTAAGAACGAATCTTACAAATTTTAGCCAGAATTAAAGCATCGATTACATTGGTATGTCTGGATGTACTAGTTGTATGTCCAAAGAGATTACATTTATTACAATAACCAATAAGATTAGTATGATCTATGCGTACAAAATCGGGGGTCATAAAGACTGTAATGCGAGACTCATCACGTGTAAAAACTGGTTCCTGATAGTAATAATTTTTACGTGTGAAAAAGAAATGGATCTTTTGCACTAGGCGTTTCAACAGGTTGTCAGCCAGTGGTCCAGATAGTGGATTCGGTACATTCTGATAAATTTTTACAGATAATGCCATAGTCATAATAAAAGCTGGGAACCAGATAGTGTAAGCCATGATGTAAGTGGCTTCACTAGCTAGTTTTTGATCACGTTGTATGACTAAATTGTCCTTAAACGCTATATCGTAGTAACTCATATTGGGGTCGTGTCATAGACTTATTACAACAAACTGAAACAAAATGGGTAATATTACAACAATGGTGTCAGATTTCACAACTCGGTGCTTCACTGAGTACTACTTCCCGAAGGCTTCGTCAGTTACTACTTCACAAAGTGGTAAAAGGAGACACAAGCAGAAAGGAACTCAGAACAAGTTTCGATTCAAATCTTATTGTCATAAATTATTCAGATTGTGCCAACAAACAGCGATACAAAGCAGATAGCTCTACTTTAGTACTTACTTTAATAGCAACGGTGCTATGTTAGGCAAAAACCTAACTAAGCACAAGCAGGAAGAGCATAAGCTCAATTCCAAATCTTGAAGCCAGAAAAGCTGCCGTTATATGGTCTTAATATTCTAGCAAGTTTGTCGTGTTGTGTCAATTCCTTAAAGTTGTTATAGGGGAGAGCGTCTCAAGGGGTTCTTTAGCAATCGACGTAGCTAGAATTTACATGTGCATTTAGCGTCTAGCACATTAGACGGACTGGGGTTTACTTGGTAGTAGTAGTATTATGGGTAGAATCAGAAAATTCTTTAGTCCCATAGGACG